CGGTGCCGATGTTCCACGTCCCACCCTGCGTAGCCGTGACCGGGTTATCCGCGCTGGTGCTGGAGAGGGTCGCCCGCACCGTCCACGCGCCCGCCTGCGCGGCGTTCACGGGGTTATCGGCACTCGTACTCGACAGCGTGGCGCGCATCGTCCACGCGCCGCTCTGCGCGGCCTGCACGGCGTCCACCTGGCGCACAGCGAGGCCGTACACCGACGTGGACGGCACCGCATTCGTGACCGCCGCGACGGCGTTGCTCGAGGTCGGATCACCCAGCACCAGAATTTCCTGATGCTCGATCGTCGAGCCGCGCTGAATCGTCACCGTCGCCACACGGGCGGTGACGGTCGAGGGTTCTTGCAGGCCGAGGTTATTGAAGGCCACTTACCGCACCTTCCGCAAGGTGTACCCGTGGTACGCGAGTTCCACGAGCAAGTGAGCCATCGGATTCGACAGCGTCGATCCGACGTAGTTCAGGCGCAGGGTGTTGACCGTCTGGAGATGTCGGAACGTGTTCTCTGCGTTGCCCGCATCCCGTTTCAGTTCGGCTTTGAGGTCACCCCACGCTTCGGGGCGATTGAAGCCAAGATGGGTCGCGGTGCGCTGCACGGCCTGCACGGCTACCGGGAACGCGGGGGACTCCACCAGGTCCACGGTGCGCCACACGACGGCCCGCTGCATGGGCGAGAGCACCCACAGCCGTCGGGCCACTCGCCCAAGGACACACAGCCGATCCCACCAGATCGCCGCCCAGCCCGAGATGGCTCCGAATCCCGACGCCACGATCACACTCCCCTGCCACAACGGATACCCCGGCTGGCCCGACGTGGGCACAACCGGGGCGACGATGGTGCTGCTGTCCGTCCAGTACTGGCTATGTGCCCAGCTTTGGACGGGCATTACGTGAGGGGTTCCGCCTGGATGTAGGCCGTGGCGTTCGCCCCCGTGCTGGCCATCCGCAACTGAAGAAATTCGTTCTTCTCCAGACAGGTGGCAAACACGTACTGACCACTCTGGTTACTCGGGGACCGAAACCAGACGGTTTCCTTCGCGGGATCGGCCAGCGTCGAGGAGTCGCGGCGCTCGAACTGCCACGCCGCGTTCGTGTCACACCCCGCAATGAGGGTCACACGCACACACATCGACTGGCCTTGCTGGAACGACGCCGTGCCCAATTGGGTGCTGTCAAGGAACGCCACAATCGTGGCGGTACTCGGCGCAGCCGTGGGAGCCGACGTCGAGAAGATCGGCTTGTTCCCCCAATTGAAATACGCCATCTATTCCGCCCGCGTGGACGACACGAAGCGCGTGAAGCCGCGCAGTGTCAAGTTCAGCGAGGCAATCGGGTTGGCCACCGCGGAAATCACAGCACGCACCGTGGACCCCGCCGGTACCCACTTGCCTTCGTACTCACCCGCCGTCGCGGAGACGGTGGCGATCTGCGGCCCCGTGGTGGACGTGCCCCACGAGATGGACCCGACCGTCTGTGCGACCGTCGAGTTGGACCCGCCGCCCCAATCGCGGATGGCTGCGGTCGTACTGCCGCCTTCGCTCTTGATGGTGGCCGTGTTGCCGCCGCTGGAACAGGTCGAGCAGTAGCCGCTGATTTCCGTGATGAACCAGTCTTCGTACGCCGGAACGACCCACGAACACGCAAGCGCCGACGACGCTCCCGTGCTGCTCGTGGCAATCGTCGCGGTCGCGATGACGGCCTTGGCCCCGTACACCGGGCCTGCGAATCGAGACACACCCATCTGTTGTTCTCCTAAAGATGGAGGGGGACCACGCGAGGTTCAGCGCGGCCCCTCCCGTCTCGAACTAGGCGCCGGCCGAGCCGTACGCGCCGACCCACGTCCACGCACCCACCGAGAAGCGGTGACGCACCTTGACGATGGTGTTGCCAGTACGAGCGTCCTTGGTGGACGGTTCCAGCGTGATCGGCACGCGGCGGTAGAACGTCAGGCCGTGCTGCGCCTTGTTCGAGGCGAGCAGGAACCACGCGTCCGGGTCGGTGAGACGCGGATTCACGATGATGTTCCACGTCCGACGCGACTTCAGCGGGTTGCGGTCGTTGTCGCTCGATCCCGGCAGGCCGGTCGAGTTGATGAGACGATCCGCCAAGAACTCCAGCGCGGGCGGAATCACCAGATTCCACGACGTGACCGGCGCGGCGAGATGCCCCGCTTCGTCCTTCTGGTCGGTCTGGAGGTCGATCATCGCCTGCGCCAGCGACTGCGCCGAGAGGTCGGCGTCGGTGGACGGGCGGTTCTTCGCGGTGCCACCCGAGCGCAGGACGTGCGCCGTGTTGAACAGCGACACACCGTCCGGGGTGGTTTCCGTGGTGAAGCCGTTGTTCAGCGGGTTTGCCGCACGGCCTTCCTCGACGTAGCGGGCCGAGAACGCGAGCCACTCGCCGGCACGGGAGAGCAGGTTCTCCGCGTCGTCTTCCATCGCGGTCTGCGTCACCTCGAAGCCGAGGCCGTTCTCGGTGTGGGTGAAGTCCTTGGTGTACCCCTGACGGATCTGATCCATCGCGTAGGTGTCGCCTTCAGCCTTCGCTGCCGTGTCCCCGAAGGGCACGTAGGTCACCACGCGCTCGAATTTCCGATCCGAGGACTTGATGTTGTAGTACTCGCTGTAGATCTTGGGCAGCTCCTTGAGCTGGCCCTTCATGATGCCCATCAGCGACTTGTCGATATTGTCGTAGAGGGCGTCGAATGTTCCGCGTACCTGTGCCATGTGTCAGCCCTCGCTTACTTGAAGAACGCCAGGAAACCCGACGACGTGTTGAACCGGAACGTGACCGCACCGCCGCTGTCTCCAGCGTTGTCGATGAGGCCCGTGACGATCACACACTTCGCAGGCGTGGCGAGCGACGAGGTCGCAAGGTTGACGACATCGATTCCGAGCGTGGAATCGCGGTGGAGTTCCTTCGGCTGACCCACGATGGTGGAGTTCAGCAGGCCGAAGCGGGTCCGGGCGCGGAACTCGACGAGCGGGTTCGCTTCGTACACCGGAATGACGGTGCCCTGCGCGGTCTGCGCGCCGTTGGCTGTGCTGTTCTCAGCCGCGAAGCCCACAATGGTGCCAGCGCCGGGGTTCAGCGAGTTGCTGGACTGCGCAATCGGCACGATGCAGTCGGTGTACGACGTGCTGGCCGTGTCGAGGCCAACAAGCTGGCCGACGCGGACGGTGTTCGACGAGATGCCGGTGGAGAGCTTCATGGAGCGCGTCGGGAACGCACCCCAGGGCGACTTGTGCGGACGCACGAAATCGCCGGAATTCAGGGCGTAATCTGCCATGCGATGACCTTCTGCACGCGAGGCGTGCGAATGAACAAGTGGAGGTCAGCGAAGGTGCCGGATGGCTGCGAACTGACCACAGCAGTCATCCCGATACGCCCGATTACGCGTCGGCGGCCCGCGATACGCCCGTTGCTGTCGGCGGCACAGTCATCTCGTCCGATACGAGGCGCGTGGCTCAGATGTCAGCCTCACGCCAAGAAACGCCCGTTGTGGTCGGCGGCACCGCGTCGTCTGGTCCCATGTAGGCCATCTCTCCGAAGAGAGACAGCCCCATGAGTGGAGGTGCGAGAGAGAAGCCCAGCGACGGTCACAGAATCGCAGGTCGCCTAGTGCCGCGCAAGCGATCTATCGCGGTTATTTTGCGACGGTGACGGTCGGCAGCACCGATTGCAGCAGCGGCAGATCACCCACCCGCAGTGTCGTGAACGTCGTGCGCAGCGACAGCGCCAGCGCGTCGGACAGATGCCGGTGCGGGAGGGCCGTCCCGTGCCACTCGTCGTACAGCGCGACACACGGCTTCCCCATGCGAAGCGCAAGTTGCGCCATGCCGCCGTACGTGCCGACGTAGCCGAGCGCCTGCTGCAGCACCGCGCTCTGCACCGCGAGGTTGTTGGCGGGCGTCAGGTCCACCAAGTCGGACAGGATAGTGACGTTCGGTTCGTCTTTCGGCAGGAAGTCCAGATGGTCGTCCACGACATGCGGGTTGTTCAGGATGACCACCGGATTGGTCTTCGCAATCATGCGGACGCAGTGCGTAGCGAAGTCGAGGTTGAGCGGCGACCGCTGGAACGTCGGCCTGAAGTAGAACCGCACCGCGACGAAGTCTTTCGGCAGCGTCACCCCGTCGATGTTGAGCAGCGGCATGGGCGTAAACCGCACCCGTGATTGCAGCCACGTCAGGCCGGTTTCCGCCTCCCAGAACGGACGCAGCGTCTGGTACATCCATGCCGGGTGCAGGGTCTGATACGACGACAGCCCGAGCGTATCGGCCACGTCGCGGTACACCTGCCGGTCGAAGGGCCGCACATGCGTCTGTT